ATATTTTATATTATATATTATTTCATTAACCACTTTTTTCTGGAGGAAAAATTATGGCAATAATAAATTTAAGAGCAGTAGAAAATCAGTTTGAAAAAGATGCTGATTATATTGAAATTCAAATGGACGATATGCAGTATTTGAGAATAAGAAAAGAATACAAAGTATTTACTATCAATGAAAATCAAGATACTGAAAAACATATTCGAGAGGATAAACTAATCGTTGAGCACTACAAAAGAGATTCTGAGTATCACGATTGCAATTCTTGGCATATTGAAGGTACTACAACGTATCACATTAAACAACCAACAACCAACAGGAGGACTTAAATGAAAAGAACAAGCAACCACCCTGTAGGGTACATAATTAGCCTTTATGGTTTATTATTTATGATTATATGTTTACCACTTTATCATTTTGATAATATAATGAATCTACTAAGTTTAGAACATTTAATAAATGAACCCAGAGTTTTAGTATGGTTCTTTTTAGAGTGGATTGGTTTATGTGTTATTGTTTTAGGATTAGCAATAGCAGGACTGATTCCTTGGAAATAAATATTAACTGATGCACTACAATCTCCCTATGTAGTGCATTGGCTAGTATTTAGATAATACTAGATGCAGAAACACTTAGGTAGAGGGTGTATAAATATTTCAGACTACCTGCTTGACAGAAGTGTGTTCAACCTGAGTAGGTTGTTAAACTGCTCACTTTTATAAACTTAATATGGAGTATTAAACTATGAATACATTATTTACAAATGTGAAGTACAGAATCAGACCAAACAGAATGTTTACTAGAGGTAAGGTACAGCATTGGTATGGAATCAAGGGTAAAGGTAAAGATACTTTACTTTCCATATACTTTGGAAGCCTTGCTCTTTATGTATTTAAGCCTAGTACATTCTGGAGTTTAGAGAGAACAAACCTAGATAACGCATAATAAACAGGAGTTAGTTATGAATACCAATGGTGCTATATTTTATGAAGATGATAGTATCGTTGGTATCATAACAGGTTTAGCACATAGTTCACACAATACTAAAACAGGTGCTATGCTTCAGACTTGGATTCTAGTTAAGAATGTTAATCCTATTGAAGCTGTTAACACAGGAGCAGATGAGTTAGTATGTGGGGACTGTAAGCATAGAGGTACTGTTGAACCTGTTAATGATACCAAAGATAAAAAATCATATTCAGTAAAGAATGGATTAAAGACAATCAACAAGGGTAGAAAGTGCTATGTAAAAGTATTTCAAGCACCCTACTCAATATGGAAAACTTACAATGCAGGTAAGTATCCAAAGATACATTTGAACAAGCTATCCAATATGCTCAAGTTTACAATGGTAAGAGTGGGTAGCTATGGTGACCCTGCTAAGATACCTAGTGAGGTATGGGACAAACTATTAAGCAGGACTTTAGGAAACACAGGATATACGCATCAATGGAAGAGATGCGATACAAAGATTTCTACTTTCAATATGGCAAGTGTTGACACATTGGAAGAGAAACGACAGGCAAACAAGCTAGGATATAGAACCTTTAGAACCAGACTAGCTAGTGAACCTGTTGAACCAGACGAGGTAGTATGCTTGTCTGATAAGGTGGCAAGGAAGGGTAAGAAGTTAGTTCCTTGTAGTATGTGCAAGATGTGTAGTGGAAACAACAGTCAAGTAAAGAAAAACATCACTATCATATTGCATTAATATTAATATAAAATGGAGAATAAATATGAAAAGATTTAACACAGAAAAACTATTGAACAGAGTACAATGCAACAGAGATACTGTACTAAAGAAAACTAGGTATCGTAAAGAGAACAGTTACCTAGCATACTATGGGTATGGGTGGTATAAAATGGGTATGACCAACAACCCACAGAGAAGAGAGAAGGAGTTAAACATCTACCACTTTGGAGATGTCAAGATATTGACTTCGGTAAAGATAGAAGGAGAAGGAGTATTTACAGCAGAGAAGGAACTTATCAAAGCCTTCAAGGATAGTGGAGCAAGAACCAAAGGTGAGTTTGTATACATACCTTCAGTAGACCCAGAGGTAGTAGCTATGAAGTATGAGGAGTTGATGACAAGCACAGTCAAGACCTTGAGAAAGAATACCTTTAATAGTGTGAGGAAGACTAACAACGTGTTGAGAAAGCAAGGACACGACACTATCAAAGCAGATGTAAGTTTAACAATTAGTAAATAGGGTATTGATTAATTGTTAAATATAATATATAATTCATTTTAGAAAGGAAAAATTATGGCTAAAGAATGTACTATATGTGGAAGTGATATACCACCACACACTACTCCAGAAGGGGTAGTGTATTGGGAAGGAGGGCATAATGCTATGCCTGTTGCAGAGGGTAGATGTTGTGACTTATGCCACGACTTAATAGTAATACCAGAAAGAATTAAACAAACTAAAAAGGAGTTAGTATGACTGAAGTTATAGAAGAAACATTAACAGAAGAAGAGAAACAAAACCTGAGAGACAACCCTAAAAATTGGAAGGTTACTCTAACTGTGACAACCACACAAGATTGGTATGTAGAAGGTATGACTAGAGAAGAAGCTGAAGAAACAGCAAGAGAATCTGCACTATCTGGAATGACACCAGACGGAGAAGAAACAGATGATGTAGAACTTTATTCTAGTGAACTTGATGATAGTATACATACACCAGATGAAGTAGAGTATATAGAAGAGGAGGTATTATAATGTCGCATAGTGGTAACGAACAAAAAAGAGAAGATGCTTTTGAAGAGGTAAAGCAACAATTTATAGATGCAGGTCACACAGAAGAACAAGCAGAGAAACTTGCAGAAAAGTTTTCAGAAGATAATCCAGACTTCTGGCATGGAGAAGAACCATTAAGCTATGACGGATATGAATTAGAAGACTTATCAGATATGGATAGAGAAGAACCTTGTATATAAAAATATAGGAGATAAACTATGAAAGATAAAGAAAGATTATTAAAAGATAAATTAATTGCATTAGATACTGAATATGAGTGCAGTATTTCAGCAGGTACACACAGAGAACCAGATGAAATATCTGATGATGCGTATAAAGTTATCAATGAATTAATTGCTGACGAAAGTATCACAGACATAAAAAGTGTAGATGATGCACACGATTATGTGGATTGGTACAAAGAAAAATATTAATTAATAACAATGGAGAAACTATGAAGAACTTATTTGGAAAATCAAGAACAGTCGATAACCCTTATGCTACCTATAGACTAGGTAACTTTGAGTGGAGAGTATTAAAAACATATCAAAGAAAAGATAAAGAAGATGCCAACCAATATGCAAGGTGGTTTACTGCCTGTAAATCTCCTTACACTTATGATAGTTGGGAGTATGGAGATGCTTATATTAATGAGATTATGAGTGTTAACCCTGTACTTGTAGATGCTACTGATGAGTGGAAAGAAACTTACAAAGGATAATTATGAAAAAATATATACACATAAACCAACACAAGATAAAGTCTAATCACAAGAATAATAAACGAGAGCCTGTGATTACTGTGAAGACATACAATAGTAATACTTATGGACATCAAGTGCATATACTTGGAGAGTGTAAGGTTGTGTATAGTCCAGACAAACCTTTGTCCTGTGGTGCTAAAGTGTGGATAGAAACAGATGCAGAGGTAATAACTATACCAGACATTCCATTTAGAAAGAAAGGAGAATATAATGAGCAAAAGATTTAAACAAGTAAACGTACAACACTTTGCTACACTTGTGCAGGAGATAGATATATCCAAGTATACTCAGAAAGAATACGTAGAGATTGTAGAAGAACTATATATGGGTATCTTCAGACACAATACAAGTGGGGACTTTGTTGTAGAAACATTACCTAACGAAAAAGGTAATTGGAAGGTGCATAAACCTTCTGCTACTAAGGAAGAAGTTATGGAACTAATCAAGAAAGGACAAGTCATATGGGACAAGAACGTAATCTAACACCAACACAGCATTGGGAACTGCATCAAGGACTATGGCATATGCTAGGTTGTGATATGCAACTCAAACATAAAGATAAAACTACTGCTATATATGTAGATAATAAAGCAAGGTTGAAGTATACATACTCAACAAAAGGTTTTATAAAATGGTTTCCTATGTCAAAGGAGAATTAATATGCCAACAAAAGCTTATAAAAAGAAACCTAAGAAACCTACTTGGGTATGGTTATATGGAGATGAGATGCCTGAAGTGTGGGAACACTTTGGCTTTACAAATCCTGACCCAGATGATAGGATTAAATTAAAGTTTATTAAGTATGAATCAAAGGAGATGCAACGTGGCTAAGTATACAATTTATGCAAAGAAAGTTTATTACTATCGTAAAGATATTAATGCTCAAGACATGAAGAGTGCAGAGAAAAGAGGTGCTGACTATGAAGCAGATGATAATGCAGAAAGATTATTTGAACCTTCAGGTGAGGAATTTTATATAACAAGTATAGAGGAGAGTGAAGATGAACTATGAAGAAAAATATAAAAAAATATGCGAAGTATTAGTGGGTATAGATGCTACTAAAAGATATACACATATAGAAATAGTACATTATGCTTACAAGCTAAAGGATATAGAGGAGGAGTATTATGACAGTAAGAAAACTTAATGACGAAGGGCAGATAGATTTAGCAAAAGAATATATTATTGATATGTTTGAAGAGTTACAGGACAGAGTATCTGTACCTAATATGGTAATGGCTATGCAGATGCAAACAACAGACCTTGCATATGATACTGCACCTAGTCATAATGTAGCTACAAGTATGTTGCTAGAAGTTATTAATATGAAACTTAGAATGGAAACAGAAAAGGAGTTTGCAGATGAGTAAAAAATATACATATATGATAGAAGAGTGGTCTAATGATATTAGATTTTATAAGATAGAATCAGATGAAAAACTTACTGAAGAAGAAGTAAAAGATTCAGTTAGAGAAGTAGGTATACCTATAGAAGCAGGTGAGGAAATAAAAATAGATGAATTACCTAGTGGCAAAGAAGTAGATATTATAGGTGTATATCAAGGTACTGAATATGGACATGATGCACAAATGGAAATAGTAGAAGGAGATACAGTAGATGATTAAATATATTATATATACACAAAAGAACTGCGAGTATTGTGACCAAGCAAAAGCATTACTAGATGAAGCAGGAGAAGTGTACGAAGAAAGAGTGTTAGATAATCTACCAAAGATAAAAAGATTTAAAGAAGCAGGACATAAAACTGTGCCACAAATCTTTCTACATATAGGTGGCTTTACAGAACTAGAGGACTTTATGTTTCCAACAGATTTTAAACCAAGCCCAAAGCTATTAGATAAAATAAAACCTACTGCAAAAGTAATACCATTCAAAGGAAAGATAGGTGCTATCTCTGGAGAGAAGGAGGAGGAATGAAATATAAAGTAGAAATACAATTAGACTTTAACAGACGACCTTCTAAAAAAAATGTGTTAGATAGGTTGTTTGATATATTAAGAGATAATAAAGTTAATTATAAATTACATAAGTATAACAATAGTTTATACGAAAAAGTTGAGAGGAGTATTAAGAATGATAAATATAAATAAAGAAATGTTACAAATATTTGTAAGTATTTTAGTATGGTATTTTCTATGTTTTATTGTACCCTATGTAGGGTATTGACTATATAGGAAATGTAATGTATAATGAGGAGTATATGGAAAATAATATGTATGTAGTAGCTATGCCTTATCCTAATCATATAGATTTACCAGATATTTTAGAAGAAGATAATGGAAAAGTTATGTATTTTAAAACTGAAAAAGAAGCAAAAAACTTTCTACAAAGTTTGTATGACGATAGAGGATTTGCTATACAAGCATTAGTAGATGATAATATACAAATAATGAGAGTACAATGAACGAAATAGAAATTCTTAAAAAAAATGTTCGAGACCTACAAGAGCAGTTGCGTGCTTCTTATGTAAGAATCAAACAATTAAATGAAGAATTAGATAAATTAAAAAAAACTGACAAAGGTCTATACAATCCTGATGCAAGTCATATAACTAGAGATTTTAAAACAGGTGAATAGAGCAAGAGAAAGAAGATTAAAAGCTACAGGTAAATGGTTTAAAACTGTTAAGAAAAAAAGTTTATGGTTAAACCATATCTTTCCTGTTCTTTTAGTATTAGGTTTTATTTTTTATATTATTAACTTATAAGAGGAAAAGATGACGAATTTATTAGCAGATGAAATTAAACAGCTAATTAAAGAACGATACTATGAATATCTAGAAGAGGGTTATGAATCTTTTGAAGCTATGGAGTTAGCTAAAAGAGATGTGCATGAAACAAAAGAATCTGAAATAGATACTTATAATGAAATGTATAATAGTTCTTTTGAGGTTGACTAAAATATATAAATAATATATAATTAATTTTTATGGAGAAACATATGGAGAAAACATGGCTAGACAGGGGTGCTTGTCCTAAGTGTGGTTCAAGTGATGGTAATGTTAGACATTCTGAAGGATATAGCTACTGTTTTTCTTGTAACACTAGATTTGGAGAGAGTATGCAACAAGAAAAGGTAATACCAATGAAGACTGAAAGTTTAATTAAAACTGTGGGTACTATAGGTGCTTTGACTGAAAGAAATATTAGTAAGGAAACTGCACAAAAGTATCACACACAGGTAAAAGTAAATGGTAATATGAACACACACCATATCTATAAGTATTTTGATAGTGGTGGTAATAATATAGGAAACAAAGTAAGAGATGTACCTACCAAGAATATGTGGGTAGAAGGTAATATATCTGCTGCGACTTTGTTTGGACAAAATTTATTTACAGGTGGTGGTAAATATATAACCATAACTGAAGGAGAGGTAGATGCAATGTCTGCTTATGAGTTATTGGGTAGTAAATGGGCATGTGTGTCTGTTAAAACAGGTGCAGGTTCTGCAGTAAGAGATTGTAGAAAAGCATTTGAATATCTTGATAGTTTTCAAAACATAGTTATATCATTTGATATGGATAAACAAGGACAAGAAGCTAGTGAGAAAGTAGCACAGTTGTTTAGTCCTAACAAATGTAAGATTATGAATATGGAATTTAAAGATGCAAATGAATATCTAAAAATGGGTAAGAGAGAAAAGTTCTCACAAGCATGGTGGAACGCACAACCTTACACACCTGCAGGTATTATTAACCTAAGAGATTTAGGAGATAAATTATACACAGAAGATTTCTGTGAGACTGTACCTTATCCCTGGGCTAAGTTAAATGAAAAGACTTATGGACTAAGAACAGGTGAGTTGATTACATTTACATCTGGTGCAGGTATGGGTAAGTCTTCTATTATGCGAGAGATGATGCATCATTTATTAAAGAATACGAATCATAACATAGGTATACTTGCATTAGAAGAGGGTATTAAAAATACTGCATTTAATATTATGTCAGTAGAAGCTAATGCTAGATTATATATTAAAGAGATTAGAGATAAATTTAGTATGGAGCAACTAAAAGAATATGAAAAACAAACTATAGGCTCTGGTAGATTCTTTGCCTTTGACCATTTTGGTTCAATAGATAATGACGAGATATTATCTAGGGTTAGGTTTATGGCACAAGCATTAGAATGTAAGTGGGTATTTGTAGACCACCTATCTATCCTTGTATCTGGACAAGAGGAAGGAGATGAAAGAAAGTCTATTGATGTGTTGATGACTAAGCTACGAAGTCTTGTTGAACAAACAGGTATTGGTATGTTATTAGTATCTCACTTGCGTAGACCTGCAGGAGATAGGGGTCATGAAGATGGTAAAGAGATTACACTTTCACACTTACGTGGTAGTGCAAGTATTGCTCATCTATCTGATGGTGTAATTGGATTAGAGAGAAATCAGCAAGATACTGATGATGTAAAAGCTAATACAACAACACTTAGAATATTAAAGAATAGGTATACAGGAGATACAGGTATAGCTACACATTTACATTATAATAAAGAGACAGGTCGAATGAAAGAGATTGACAATCCTTATGAAGTAGACTATAATGCAGAAGATAATACACAAGAAGTACCTTTCTAATGAAGTGTTATAATTGTGGAACAGAATTAATATGGGGTGGAGACCATGATTGTGAAGATAATGAAGACCATGCTATCGTTACCAATTTATCTTGTCCTAATTGTGATGCTTTTCACTTAGTATATTGGGGTAACAAAGATAAAGAAGATAAACCAAGTTGGGAAGAAGGATATAAAGAATGGTTAAAAGCAAAATAGTTTATGAACCAAAAAAATTAACATTTAAACAAAAAAGAATGATAGTGAAAGCACAAAAAGTTTTATTTAGTGATGATAAAGAACCAGAAATGTGGGAGCATTATTGTGAAGAAGAAGAAACTGAAATGGCAGTAGGTAAAGGTGAACCTTGTAATTGGTGTGGAAAAGAGGAGGAAGATTGTGAAAGTTGTTCTTGATATAGAAACAGACCAATTAAATGCTAGTGTGGTTAATTGTATCGTAGCTAAAAATATAGATACAAATCTAGTAACAGTATTTGACCCTGATAATATGCATGTATTTAAAAACTGGTCAAAGAATATTGAACAGTATATTATGCATAATGGTTTATCTTTTGATGCTCCTGTTCTTAATAGATTATTAGGCACAAGTATTAAACCATCACAAGTATTAGATACATTAATCTTATCACAGCTATTTAATCCAATGAGAGAAGGTGGTAATGGACTAAAAGCATGGGGTGATAGATTTAAATTTCCAAAAGGTTCTATAGAAAACTTTGCAAAGTATACAGATGAATTAAAAAAGTATTGTATACAAGATGTAGAAATAACACACAAGTTATACAACCATTTAAAGATAGAAGGTAAAGGTTTTTCTAAGTCTTCTATTCATTTGGAACATCAAGTAAGAGTTATCATAGACCAACAAGAAAAGAATGGTTTTTATCTTGATGTAAAGAAAGCTATGTGTTTACACAATACTTTATTAGATGAAGCTAATGAGTTAGAGAAGTGGGGTCGTATACGTTTTGACCCAACAAGAAAAGATTTAAAAACAAAAACAAAATATATACCTTTCAATATAGGTTCACGACAACAGATAGCTGATAGACTTATGGAGATAGGTTGGAAACCAAAGAAACATACAGAGAAAGGTAATGTAATTGTTAATGAAGAAGTTTTAGATAGTATTAACTTACCAGAAGCTAAAAAGATTTCTAGATATTTGTTGCTCCAAAAACGAATAGCACAAATCAAGTCATGGATAGATGCTTGTGATGATACAGATGGTAGAGTACATGGTCGAGTACATACCTTAAAAACCATAACTGGTCGTATGGCACATCACAGTCCTAACATGGCTCAGATTCCTGCTGTTCGTTCTCCCTATGGAAAAGAGTGTAGAGATTGTTGGACAGTCGAGAATCCCTATACTCATTCCATTGTAGGTACAGATGCTAGTGGATTAGAACTAAGATGTCTAGCACACTTAATGAATGATGCTAATTTTACTGAAGAAGTTTTAAATGGAGATATACATACTGCTAATATGAAGATGGCAGGTATATCAGATAGAGACCAGGCTAAAACATTTATCTATGCTTTTATGTATGGTGCAGGTGCTAACAAGATAGGTAAGATAGTAGGTAAAGGTGCTAAGGAAGGACAAGAACTTATGAATAGATTTTTATCTAATATGCCATCTTTAAAAAGAGTTAGAGATAGTGTAACAAACTCAGCAACAAAAGGTAAGATAAAAGGTATTGATGGTAGATTACTACATGTACGTTCTCCACATAGTGCATTAAATACTTTACTACAAGGAGCAGGTGCAGTCGTATGTAAGCTATGGTTGATTAATATGAATAAAAGAATACAAACGTCTGGAGTAGATGCTAAGTTAGTTGCTTCAATACATGATGAATACCAATATGAAGTTTCTAAAAAAGATGTACAGAAATTTGGTAGAATTACCAAAGATGCAATGAAGGATACAGAGCAACAGTTGCAAATGAAATGTCCATTAGATAATGAATGGAAGGAAGGTACGACATGGGCAGAGACGCACTAATACAAAAAGAATTGTTTAATGATTGTGAATCTATTGATACGAGTAAATCATTAAAAAAATGTGTTAAGTGTAAAAAAATAAAACCAATAACTTCATTTAGAAATGATGCTTTTAAAAGTAGAGTCTGTAAAGATTGTTGTAAAAAAAGAGATAAACAAACTAGAAAACTAAAATTAATAACTCCTGCTCCTTCTAAAGATTATAAATGTCCTATCTGTTTAACAGATGCAAAAAAACATGAAGGAGTAAATAATCAATGGTGTTTAGACCATGACCATAACACAGGAGAATTTAGAGGTTGGTTATGTAATAAATGTAATGCAGGATTAGGTTACTTTAGTGATAATATAAATTATATAAAAAGAGCAGTACAATATTTGGAGAAGAGTAATGGTAACAGTTAAAGAGTTTAAGGGAAGACATGACCACAAAGATTATATTAAGAGAGGTATAAGTGTGGAAAATAAATTCATACAAGAAGCATACAAGAAAGGATATGAGGTTAAAGAAGCTTCTCAAGATGATAACATGTTTAAACATATTGATTTAATATTAACAAAGGAAGGTGAAACATTTACAGTAGATATAAAAGCACAAAGAACAGGAACAGATAAGTCAAAAGGTTATGATGACTTATGGATTGTAGTGGAGTTTAAAAACACAGTAGGAAATCATGGTTGGATTTATGGTCAATGTGATTACTTTGTTTTTGAACAGGAAGAAGAATATATTTTTGCTAACTCTGAAGAGTTGAGAGAGTTGTGTCATGAGGTTGTAGATTTAAATAAAAGAGTTAAGTCTTTTCGTGATGCAAACTATAAAGTTTGGGGTAGGAGTTATCAAAATAAAAAAGATTTACTATCTAGAATAGAAAGGTCAAAAGTTTTAAAGTTAGAAAGTACATTTACTTGGAAGAAAAGTCTTGACATTTCTACAGAAGTATGTAATAATTCAATTTTAATTAATAAAAAGGATAAAAAAATTATGAGTGTATTAAAAGGAAATGCTTATTGGGCGAGCATAACAAGCCCTAACACAACATTTGATTCTGATGGTGTGTGGACTATTGACGTGGGTAATCTTGATTCAAAGAATAAAAAGATGGCTCAAGAAGATGGTCTTAATGTTAAGAATAAAGGTGATGACAGAGGAGACTTTGTTACCATTAAAAGAAAAGTTAAAAACAAACGTGGTGATTTAAACAAAGCACCAGAGGTTGTAGATGCACAAAAGAGAGCCATGATTAATACGTTAATTGGTAATGGCTCAGAAGTCAATGTGTTGTATTCTACATATGACTGGGAATTTGGTGGTAAGTCTGGAGTGTCTGCTGATTTAAGAGCAGTCCAGGTTACTAATTTAATTCCTTATAATGCAGATGCAGATGCAGACAATGCATTTGATGTTGTGCCTGATGGTTTTGTTTCTAATGAAGATACAGACGCAAGGTTTGCTTCTTAACTAAGAAAGGACATGGGGAGTTCTGGCAAAAACCAACGTACAGTAATCAGCTTGGTCTCCCCATTTTAATTACATGAAGACAATAGATACATTAGTAGAAGATATATATAACTTATTTGAGCCAAGTATTATTAATCAAATAAGTGAAAAAGATTTAGAGAAACATTTAAAAGAGTTTACAAAAAATGTAACGAACAATATTAAAACTGTTTTAAATGAACAACCTAGAAAGAAGAGAAAATTATCTTTGTCTTCAATAGGTAAACCAACAAGACAGTTATGGTATGACAAACATTCTAATTCAGAAGCTAGACCTTTAGCTCCATCAACAAGAATTAAATTTTTATATGGACATATACTAGAAGATTTACTTATACTTTTATCTAGAGTAGCAGGACATACAGTTACAGAAGA